TAACGAAGCAAAATCGTGTTAAGGTTCATGATGCATTGATTGATTGGATAAATAGATTTGGGTTACAGAAAAATTATGTCATTGAGTTGGCAACTTGGAATATCTTAGAAAATAATTGTAAGATATTAACAGACACATGCATTAAAGCACAGTATGGGGCAAAGAGAGAATTCTATGTGATAAATCTTGGAGCAAAAGCCATGGCAAGAGTTACAGAGAATTCATACAAGAGCTTATCAAAAGTATGTAAAAATGAAATGATTAGTATCCCTGGAGACAGAAAGTTAACTTACATCCAAGATGCTATAAATGAATCTATTCTATCTTCCGAGAGACGTCAAGATATCTTAATGTATGTTAATGGTGATTGTACTAAATGGTCTGCATGTGAAACAATGGCATCCTTTTTATCAATGAACCACGGTTTAAAGAATGTATTTGGAGAAACAATTTACAACTACAATATGGTGACTTTTAGTGGATGGGCAAATAAGCATATTCAAATACCTCAAACTATCTTAAATAATTTGAGGTTTGTTAGTGACTCTACAAGGTACATAGAAGAAGGCACAACAATACATAGTACTCAAAATTTCTTGCAAGGTATGTTCAATTATTCTTCTTCCATAAAGGCTGTTATTGCAACAGATTTTGCTTTGCATATGTTTAAGAAAAGTTTCCCAAACAGATTTTTGCATTGTAGCCATTTAGAGCACTCTGATGACTATAGTCTTATAGTTAGAGCAAATGACCTAGAAACTTTTGAAGAGTTTAGAATCTATCACAAATTGTCTCAAAAAATGTTTGGGATAAATGATAGTATTAAGAAGACAAATATCCAAAAACATATTCAGGAGTTTATTTCTCTATTGTCTTTCAATGGACAGCTTTATTATCCTTTTATCAAGAAAACTAAAGAAGTAGGAACAAACTTACCTTGTACAGATTATAGATCGGATGTCATGTCTATTACATCTAGAGTTTCTGAGGGTATACGTATTGGATTGTCTTTGGAAAGTGCCTATTTTATGCAACGTGCTCACTGTGCATCATTAGCAGATGCATATTCAATCTCTCCTGGCATGAGAAATAGTGTAGGGACAGTTTCAGATATCTTCAGTAGGCCTTTGGAGTTGTTTGGATTGCCAGACACATTGCCATTACTTTCAATAGTTGTTAAAGGAAGCACCGACAATTATAGGATATATCATTTTGGGAATGAATTTCAGAGGAATCTAATAAAAAGCTTATTTATGCTTGGACAATCAACTTATAATCTTTTAGACTTACCAATTTCTACTATTAAGGAAGAGATGGGGGAATTGTACAATCCAAGATTTAGTTATCCAACACGACACAATAGAATACGTGATATAAGAAAGAAAATAAATTTTAGTTATGAAAATGCATTAGAGTACTTTGAAAAAAATTTGACAGACAGTATTGTAAAGCCAGTAGATACTGAGAGATTTCTGAAATGGTTAAAATCAATGTATTATAACAATTCATTTGTCAGAGCTTATATGCGAGTAAGTAGATCAGCTATGACTTTAAGACATTCCATGTTCTCATCTAAACCCTGCATATTGGAAGTTCACAGTCATTTAAATGAGTCTAAAGAGGTGGAAAAAGAGTATACTACAATAAAAAGTTATGTAAAAAACTTTTTTAATGAGCATAAAACATTTTTAAATTATATCAAGCCACATCATGATAAACTTCTGAACAATCACATAAATTGCTATAATAATTGTATTGAATTGTTTTATAAGATGACTAATGGCGCTGTGTTAGTTCCCAGGAGTACTGTTGAAGTACACACGATTGTGAATAAGATGCCAGATCCTTTTAAATGGTTAAACTTAGAAAATAATGTTTCAAACTTGCTCCAGTTTCTTATAAACCCTGATAATTTCTATAAAGACAGAAGAGTATTTATTTCTGAAACATCTTTAGGGCGTGATATAAAGAAGTTATCAGGTATATATGATATTGAGTTATTAAAGAAATCCCCTTCGTATTGTCGACAAATTTTTTCAGAAATAACATCTCAAGGAGATAATAGAGCATTTGGGTTGACATTTATAAGCAATGTTACAGACCTTGCAATGTTTTTAAGGCAATATTTTGAATATGGATTAATTTATGATAAGACATTTAACTTAATACCAGTTCAATTGGTGAAGATTGAAAACATCAAAGATGGTTCACACTTTTTTACAAGAGATTGGAAAAACAACATATCATTTGAGACTGGATTATTGAGTCAACTAGCATTGATCTATAGATGTATAATGTTAAACTCTGGAGAATGTTTGAATGAAAATTTGTCCAACTTAATGAAACTGGAATTACCTGAGACTAATTCTACAGTCGAAGACTTCTTAACTAAGACGTCAATAGAAGATCTAAATAAGTCACAATCTGGAGAACTTACTAGAAAAATTCTTAGTTTCTTAAAATCTAGATTATTGAAGGATAGCTTAGACCTTCAACAATTTGTAAATAGTAAATTTTATTATGATGTCTATTATACTCCAACAAGAAATGTGCTTGACCCTTTTAAAGAATCAGCAACAATAACATTTTTGGGTATCAAATATAGAGCATATCTATATGAAGAAGGTACAAAAAAGTACTTGTTTTTAGAAATTAAGAATACAAACCGTGTTTATTGGTTTTATTGCTATAGTATTGCTCAGAGGATATTCGGTATAATTAATCAGCACACGTTAGACGAGAGACTTCTTGAGACAAAAGATTTTATTCTACCTTTGGTTCCTACTGAGTTAAGGTTTTTGCTAGATAAAATTGCTCTATATAAGTTTAATCCACTTTTTTATAAGAGAATGAAAAATATTTTCAGGCAAACAGGTGAATGGGAACAAGCTGATTTGCCAATTATTGTTCAAGATATAAAATATGGGGTAAATTTACCATTTAAGACCGAAATG